CTTTAATTGAAAGCAAGTAAATAATGCGATTTTCTAATTCTTTTTTCTTTGCTTTTAATTCCTCGCCATTTTCTTGATAATTTAAAGTTTTGTAATCTTCTTCACATAACACTCCCGGCTCTATACATTTAAAAGTAAATTGACCTTCAATGTCAACATCGTCCTTAATATTACTAGAAACCATCTTTAACTTAGCGGCGCCAAGTTTATATAAACTAGCTGAATCAAAAACAGTAATATAAGAACTACGCAAATCAACGGCAGCCCTTTCTACGTCTTCGTCAACGCGTTTGCCATCTTCTTCGTTGAAAACAATTGTCAACCTTTCTCCTTTTGGCAATGCAGGGCGTACTTCCACGACGGGCCAGCTTTGTGGCCAGTATTGTCCTCTGTCTGTCATTGTAATTCCAAGCTTATCGCGATCTTCCCTGCCTTCGTCATCCCTGTCTTCTACTTGCACATTAATAGGCACCACGTCATATACACCTAATGAAGCGGCAGTGGTTGGAGAAAAAGCTTGGCTAAATCCTTCTGGCCTTTTAATCCCAGCAGTGTTTGTCTTATAAACACCGTCGGAAGGCGTAATACCTTCTCGTGACGGGTCATCTTCATTTAGTGGTTTTGGGTATTGGTTGTCAAGAAAACGAAGAGGCCCGCCTTCTGGTTTAGCATAAAGCCATAGGCGTTGATCTGGAATATCTCTTAATGGTATCTGTCCAAAGGCAGTGCGTCTATAATCAAGCTCTTCAATGGGGCCAGCGCCAATTACTGAAAGCATTTGCATGAACTGGCTAGACCCAAGACTATGCACAGCCGACCATACCAGCGAAGTGTTAACTCTTACGCCGCCAGCAGGATTTTGCGAATCATTGGTGTAAACAAGATTAACTGGATCGCCGTAACGCGCCACTTCCTGGAAAGAATTGAAGCCATAGCGAGGCGCAAAGAAAAGATTTCGGGACTGGCGTCCCATTCTTTGTTGCGCGTCCGGCCTGGGAGCGAGAAGTGCCGCTGCCACTTGGGCGATTGTTCCGACAATAGAAAGCACCAGCGCAATGGTGCTGATCGGTTCATTTCTAATGTCAAGGATAGTGCCCTGTTTAGGATCCCGATAATTTAATCGCGCCAAATAAAACTGCCAATATTCTTCCTCTGAAATTTGCAGAGCATCGATCAGGGCTTTTTCGTAAGGAAGAAGCTTGCGCATTGCTATCTCGGTCTGAACCAATATGCGTACGATAATACGCTTTCATCGCATTCAATGCTAACGCTTCTTCCTTTGGGAGCTATGCAAAAAGCTCGCCCATCCACAACCGTAATTAATGCTGCTTTCTCAATACACATGCCAACGTCACCATTTTGCAGTGAGTCAATGGGCAAGCAATTATCCTTCAGCCATCGAAGTAATAGTCGAGCAGAAAAACTGTCTTCGTTATATTTTTTATACGCCCATGCAAAAGCTGGAGCGTAATCTTTCAATCCAAGCCTGCGCCTAATAGTGCAGCAAAGTTGAAAACAATCAGACTTGCCATTGCCATCATCTGGACTTGCGCCCCATTCATATTGCAAGCCAATTAAATCATTCATCGCAGGCTAATTTCCGCGTTCAATGGTAAGAACCCAACATTCTTGGACGAGAACGTTTGCCTTGGAAAAGATGCACCCACACTATCCATTGCACTCCTAAAGCGCAGTTCTACAGTCGTATCATCAAAGGAAGCGCCAACACCCACATAGAATTCTTCGTATTCAGCAGTTTTTGTATAGCTACTGTAATCAGTGATAGAACCAGTGGTTGCCATCCATACTGTCTTTAGGGAAAGCTTGCTAAGGCGATTGCCTTCTCCATTTTCAACAAGTGCAATGGTAAAAGCACTATGGGGAAATAAAACGCGCAATAAACTGTTTTCTCCATTTAATGAAGACAACGCTCCCTCCACGCGAAACGGAGCATGACGATAAACGGGAGATGCCGACCCTGGTACTGATACTGCAGTAAAATCCTTGCCAAAGAAATAATTCTGATAATAGTGCGATTGCTTGTTAGCCGTTTCAATAAAAAGAAAATGAGCGATGTGAACAGAGGTTTCCATGATCAAACGCCAGAATAATCAAGCTCGCCAATCAAGCGCACTGTAACAGTACTGCGTCCATTGAACACGCTTTCTACTTGCGGAGGCTCAGCATATTCCCAGAGGCCATTTGTTGGCGCTTGCACAACACTTTTTAGCGTTGTGCTCATGCCAGAAAACACATCATCGGGAAGCGTGAAGCGAGCATAGCTGCCAAACTGGCCATAGTAATGATCAAGAATGGCTTTCGTATTAGCGTCAGAAATATTTTCAAACTGAAGATCAATGGCATGACCAAATGACCGATTGCCAAACACTCGCTTGACGGTTGCTCCTGAAAGTCCACGATAAACCTTCGTGGGAAATTGTCCTGGAGAATAAGAACGTCCAGTTGGCCTAATAGAAGGAAATATTGCCATTAGCGGATACCAATGCTAGAGCGAGTGGAGGGGCTTTGCTTAATCTTATCAAGCGTCATTGACATGCCTCGTTGAGCACCACCTGCAATGGAAGCACGGCGAGTTTCTGCCATTGCTTGCTCTAACTGTTCCCGGCTAACGTATTCTACGCCATTAATCTTAGTCGTTTCAAACTTCATGCTCAGAGAAGGTGCTTGAGGCATGCCTGGGGCGCCATTGCCCATGAGGTCACGGGCAGAACGTCCGCCAAGCTGCACGGGAATGGAACGACCGTCTGGGAGTGGGACAACGGCTTCGTTGTACTTGCCTTCGCCCATTAGGCCAAGAGTTGGACCGCCCACAACTCCTCCATTGGCGAATGCCCTAAAACCTCCCCTGGCAATGCCACCATTGGCAAAGACTGCACCTAGTTTTGGCGCAAAAGGTGCAGCCCCAAGCGCATCTGCAGTGCCGTTGAAAGAAGAGCTGGTTCCGAATTGACCAACAGATCCGCCTCCAAACATGCCGCTAAATCCACCAAGAAGACTCCCAGCCATAGAGGCAATCATGCCAATGCCGCCAAGCACGTTAGATGTGCCTCCTTCTTTGATTTGATTAATACCAGCCATGATGCCCATGATGCTGCCAGCAGCCATGCCAATGCCGCCAACAACACCAGCAAGACTTTGTTGCCAAGTTTTACCAGCAGCACCATTTGGTCCCATTTCTTCACCGGCGGCGCCTACTGTCATTGCGCTATTCCAAACTGAAGCGTCCACTTGCCCTAATTGTTCTGCGTAAGCATTGGCGCTTTCAGTGAGGGAGCCAAGCTCTGGCATCTGAAGCGCATTTCCGCTAGCGTAATCCAAGGAGAACATGCCACCAGACTGAGACGCATATGGTCCGGCACCTGTTGCGGCACCTCCGGCCCCAGTCATCGCAGCAGTATTGGCCTTAATCGCTTCTGTGTTGAGCTTGGTTTCTGCAGTGTTCTTATCTTGAGCCTCAATAGGAGTAGTTGAAGGCTTCGTTCCTTCAGGCATATTTTCAATCGCGCCTTTCGGGAAGAATTTTTCAATGGCAAACTTAGAAAGTCCCTCTTTGAAGAATTTTTCCACTGGAGCCATGGCAAAATCAAGGAAAATGGTCAGCGTGCGATCCTTGAGGGCTTCTTGGAATTTCTTAAGAGATTCCACTGCGTCTTCGCCACTAATGACTTCTTTGAGGAAGCCTTTGTAGTCGGAAGAAGTGTCAGTCACAAAGCTATCAATGGTCTCGCGGACAGCTTTAATGTTGTCGCGAACTTTCTCAAGATCGTAAATGAGATTTAACTGCTCCGCCGTAGCGTCTTTGTTTTCTTGGGCAATCCTAAGTCTTTTCTGTTCTTCTTCGCTAATCGCTCTCAATAAGGATAGTTGATCTCGGAGACCTTTAATTGTCTGTTCTATCTGCAATGCACGCGCCGCTTTAATTCGCTCCAGTGTTACTTCTTTTAGGTTCTCAATTTCGGTTTCAATAAGCTTTTGCTGTTTAGTCTTCAACTCTCTAATTTTATCTTCAATAATAAAATTAGCTTCTTGCTCGACAGTAAGACCATCGTAACCATTTCTTAAATTACCTAAAAGTACCATTTGTTTTTTAATTTCAATATTCTCATCCCTGATGCCTTCCTTGAACGGACGAGCCAACTTAAGTTTGGCACCTTTTATAGATGTCTGATATTCTTCTTCGACCAGTTGTCTTTCGTTTTCTGCCAATTGTTCAAATACTGCTAACTGCTTTGCGCGAATGGAGGCTTCATAGTCGCCAATTCCTGCTTTTTTGTCGGCTAATGCTTGATCAATGACCAATAGTTCAAATTTTCGTTTATTTGATGCAGAAGCAATTTCATATTCTGTTTCGTCAATAATTTCTAATTGTCGCTGTTGTTCTAATTTTGCTTGTGCAATTCTTTCATTCACTTTTAACTGCTCAATTGCTTCACTTTGAAAATCACGCAATTGCCGTTCTCTTTTGCTCTTATCCGTATCTTGACCAGCAGATAAATCAATAGGGCCTGGCTTAAGTTGCGCGTCAAGGCGGTTTTGTTCTTGTTGTGCTTTTGATCTTTGACCAGCAAGAATAGCCTGCATTTTTCTTCTCTCATCTCTATTCTTGTTAATTGCATCCATCACTTTCGATATGTCTTCCGGGATTACATAATTACCGGCTGGTCCAGTTTGCACATATCCTCCGAGGCCGGCCCGTTTCATTGCCTCAGTTGTCGCCTTGTCAATGCGAGCACTTTCATATGGACGAGATTCTGGATTTATGTCTGCTTTGCTCATTGCCTTAGCAATTTTTTCGTAAGTATTTGCTTGTTCTAATAGGCTTTTATTTAAACGATCAATTCCCGCAACATTTCCACTTTCCCCCATTAGACGAGCTTGGTCTCCAATATTTTTGTATCTTCCAGCGATATCATCCATCACTCCCCGAAGACGAACAAATTCTGATACAGCAAAAGTAACAGCAGTTGCAATTGCTCCAACGACAGTTGTAAGCATTGCAGTTCTAACGACAGAGGCAAATGCTGTAACAGCGCCACCAGTAGCGGCTAGTCCGCTTGATAAAAGCCTTAATTGCAATTGAGTGCCAGCCAATGTGCTGTTGGTTGCAATTGTGGCCATATTTAATGCGGTCATTCGGCCAATAGTTTGAACTAATGATACAATTAAGCCCGCTAATATCCTGCCCCCAAGCAACGTAAACGCTCCATTGAGAAGCAAAATGGTCGTGTAAACTTGGGCAAACACTCCAACTATAGGTAAAGACAATATTTGTAAAAAGCCCTTTAAGACAGGCGCTAAAGCGTTTGCGACGCCTTTTATAGCCTGACCCGCCATTTGCATATTTTGCCAAATGCCTTGCAGCGATGGAATGATAGATTGCATGCTTGCAGCAAGCTGAGATCCACCTTCAGTGACGGCTTCTTGTTTAGATATTAATGAATTAAAAGCATCAGTAACAATGCGCACACCATTAGTAATTGGCAAAATAAACTTATTGGCAAACAAAATTGCTGCAGGTTCAAATGTTTCATAAAAAAGTTGAACTGTTGTTTGAAGCCTGTTCATTACGCCTTGGAATGTACTTGCAGCACCAACAGCGCCTTTGCCAAACTCATCTTTCATCGTGGCGCCAACATTAACAAGCAATTGCTTCATTGCATCACCTTTAAACGCGCCATCTTCCATCGCTTGACTAAAGTCCTGCACGCTCATTTTTGCGGCTTTTGCAAATAATGCGAGCGCGCCAGGGAGAACATCTCCAAGTTGACTTTTAAGCTCTTCACTCATAACTTGCCCCTTGCTTGCCATTTGAGCAAAAGCATACATAACACGATCAACCTTGTCTGCGCTCATTCCAAATGTAGCCGCGCCCATTGAAATGCCTTCAAAAATGCCACGAATTTCTTGTCCCGAAAAACCCGCTGGCTTCATTGACGCATACAATTTTGTAAATCCATCTCTTGCCGATTGAAGAGGAATATTATATTGATCGACTAAAGATAGTATGTATTTATTTGAAGTTGAAAACTCTTGCGCGGATGGCGTAATAGCGTCAAGAGTGTTGCGAAAATTTTGGAGTTGACTTACTGCGTTTGCCACCTGCGATGGGAAGTCTTGAATAAACGCTAAAAGCTTATATGCTTGACCAAACAGAAGCACTTGTTTTGTTGCAAAACCAAATTCAGAACCAAGTTCTTTGATCGTGCCTGCTCCAGGAAGATTACCAATTCCTCCCATGGCACGGCCAAAGCCACCAAGTCCTCCCATGCCACCAAAGCCGCCTCCGCCACCGCCGGGAGGCACCGTTCCGCCACCGCCAAACATGCTGCTTCGAGCGTTGATCTGCCAATCTTCCTCACGCTCCGTACCGGCATCTCTGGTTGTGCCCATGACTCACGGTCCATGCTGGTGGACTATCCGTAGCATAAGTAGACAAATAGTCTAGCATACAACAACGGGTAGTGAATTGGATGCACTTGAGGCACTCTAACTCGTTTCTCTCCCCAAGGCGATGGCAAGCATGGAACAAATGCTGAGCATGGGCCAAAACATCATTGATACCAATTCACCAGAGCATACCAAGTATGTCCTCAATGTCCATAGCTTGATTCAGAGGTTCACCAAACATTCTCCACGATTGGGGCCAACAGAACAAGATCATTAATTAATCCAACGGCCGCTGACACAAGAGGGGCATATGGTTTGTTACAGTTGTAACATCTCATGTCTCACTTTATGTGTACCTTTGGCCAGTTTTTTCTCATGTTCCCGAACTCCGTTTCCCTCCATT